AAAATACAACTCCCCTGCGTACTCACTGGCAAATGTTCCACCTATAGGAGGCTGGCCAATGTAGAAACTACCTACGTTCTGCCAATCGTCTTGACTTGGGTCTATGCCTCTGTACGGTATTAGGTCACCACCTTCACCCACTGCAACTAGGTAGTCGTCAACCCCTGCACCGCCATCTACAGTCCAGTTAAATAGCCCAGCAATACCACCACCATACTTAAACTTAGAGCCAAAAAAGAAAGCTGTTGTTGCACCCGAAATTGCCCCTATACCCAAGTAATGGGCGTAGTTTTTGTCTCTTTCCACAACCCATATTCTTTGCTTGTGAACTATAACAAAGTTTACATCCTCTACCTCGACATCAGGGTTAGCACCTCCTGGAGAAATTAGGTTTGGCCTAACCCATAAAGGAGTTGTGGGGATCGATACGTTTCTTTGCCACAAACCATTACGGCTGTCGGCATACAACACATATTCGTCACCATTGTCAGCTGTGAATGCTGTAAATACGCCGTAACTAGCATCTGCAGATGTGTCTGTCCAATCATCTTCAGCCACCCCAGTAGCATCTGGTTGAAGCTCGTGAACTGGGGCAATGTTGTAATCAGTTATGTTCCATATGCCTTCGTTAGTCACCGCCCATAAAAAGTTACTCCCCGCTGTTGTGTGAGGAATTAAGGTGCCTGCTGACAAATTGCTTGTTTGCTCTAACCCTAAAGACCATTCTCTATAGCCAGCTCGAAGCTCTACTGCACCTTCTTGTACAGTGAGGTTGTAACTGTAGATACTATTACTACCAGACATGGTGGCTAGAGGAGACCTAGCGTCTACACCACCTTGGGGTGCTGGGAGTGTAAGAGATTGAATGGTTCTCTCTTGACCTCTTTTAATACCTTTGGCTGTCGGTCTAATTGCCATAGCCAGTATCCCTCACGTTATAGCGACTGTTTAGGTACGGGAACCCTCTACGACTACGGCCTGCACTAAGTATCTTACCACCAGCACCATCTGCGGGCTGTACTAACCCAAACATCATATTTACATCGTCTTGGGCTTTTGTGCTGTCAAAACCCTTTGCCTCTAACCACTTAACTTTTAAGTAACGAGAAACTAATGTTTTGTCAAAAAGTACAATGTCTGCGCCATTGTTTATAATGGCCGTTTTAACCTCTGGCGTTGTAGGGTCTTGTACAAAGGTATTAGCTCTGTACTCAAAGTCTAAGACTAAGCCAGCAGGGGGTGGTTGAGGGAATACACTAAACTTACCATCTTGTAAACGGAAGTTGGCATAGATACTTTGGCTGACTAGGTCACGACCTTTTAAGTAAGCCCAGTCTTGTGGACTTAATGGCCCTAGTAATGGGGTGTTATTACTAAGCTCCCACCCTGTCTGCTGAATCATTGTTAGGTAGTCACTAGGTAAGTCGTATAGACCTGTGTCACCTACCGCTGTTGTTATGCTGTAAGACCTGTTTAAGTGCTCCCATTCACCCAACCAGCAAAGCTCCTCCCCAACTAATTGAAGAAGGACTCGCATCTGTACAAATTGGGGTTCGTTACTGGCCCATGGGTCAGTGGCGGGTGTTAGCCCAACCTCCGCAGCCACAGTATTTAATAGTGTATTCGCTGTTCCTGCGGTGGTTACTGGCATTAAGACTACCCTTCTTTAGGTTCTGGCCACTCGGCTTTAGCTTTGGCTTTTGCCTTAGCTTTTGGTTTTGAGTTTGCTATCAACTCTTCTATCTGGGCTTGCATTTTAGCAATGGTTTCATCACGCTGAGCTAACTCAGTCTGTAACTTGCCAGTGGTTACATCTTTCTTTGTGCGCTCTAACCATTGTTTTGCATCTTGCTTTAGTTGGTAACCACTCATGAGTTTACCTGCATGGGTGTCTGACATACCAGCTAACTGCTCAACAGTCTTAATGTTTAAAAAGCTCAATTCTTCGGCCATACTTCTTGTAATCATAGGCCATTCTTTTAGTGGAGTACCTTCTAGCGGTTCCTCTACTCGGTTCTTGAACCTAGCGTAGTGCTCTGGGAAACGGTCTAAATCGCCAGCATGAGCTACTCGTACTGTAGCTTCCCTACTTCCAGGAATTGTTATACTAATATATAACCGATCTTTATATACTGCACGTTGTTGCTCTGTAGACTTCTCTTTGTCTATCATAGGTTTAAAAAAGAACTTAACCAGTAAAACTTTATCGGCTTCGTTCTGTGTACCTTCATTAAACAATGTATGGTCTACATCTCTTATGTCTTGCATCTTAACTTCCTTCTAGTAGGTTGGTGTGTAGCTTATGGCGCTACTTATTCTATAATAACTTTAAATTGACGTGACTACAATAGATCTTTTATCTTGGGGAAATGTTTAGCATAGCCTTCTAAGTTACCAACTCTTTCAGCTAGTATAACTATAGAGTCTAGTGCCTGTTGGTGGTGTTCCTCACACTTATCCAACTTATCTTCTGTGTGCTTTATCCTACTGGCTAAGGAGGCTTGGTTACTCTTCCAAAGCATAACCATACCCGCCGCCATCGCAACTACTATAGAGGTGGAAATCCCCACAACATCCACAACTTCCATTTTTAGCGTTCACTGTTCTTTGCTTCGCGAATGTTTTGACCAACTACTTTTAAAATCATAGAAAGTCCAGGAATTACTTTTTGTATTTTGATTGGGATCCATGCAGCTAGTACCGCCCCCGTTCCCATAGTACTAAGAATTGCTAAAGCTAGGTCTAAGTAGTTCATAATTTTACTCCGTTGTTTTTACGATCTTTCTCTTGCTTCTACTTCATACTTATTGTTGTAGTAGCCGTTTTTATAGCTCTCATACAGGTAGCTGGTGTAAAATCTCAACCAACCTAACCTTCTTACTTGCTCAACATGGATAAGTTCATGTTTTCTGTGGTGCTCTACAGCTTTTTCAGATTTGTAAATTATAAATGGGTAAAGGACAATTGCTTCAACCCACTTACTCCAGAAAAAGAATACTGGCCAAACGACTTCCCTTACCTTCATTACTTTACCCCTTGGTGCTCAAAACTGTAATGGTTGCCGTCATTGAAGCGACCACCCCAGCGAGCTAGTGGGTGTAGTGATTCCCAGTATACACCAAACTTTTCATGGTCTGCTGTATCTGTTAAGAAAACACCGTCTAAAAATAAGTTTAAATCTTGGGCTAACCCTGACAGATGGCAGGAGTTTTTATGTCCACCATCCGCAGCATTGGCTTTTTCAGAAACTCGACCTCTACCCTGCGTAACTGCATACCCACAACTGTAGATGTAGATATAAAGCAACCCAAGGCAGCGGTTAAATTCTCTTTGCTTATCACCGAGGCGCATTAGGTGTCAGTCGTACCCCATAACCACACGCCTGATGCGACTGTGTCGCCTGTGCGGTTAAAGTAGCCTGTTGAACCAATTTCAGCGTCTGCGGCGGTTGAACCAGTTGTCACATTTAACCCAGTGGTTGCTGTGAATCCAGGAGTTGTGTAATCAGCTTCTGTCAAGTTAGGCAAATCTGCCGTTTCTTGTCCAGATACCACACTATCACCACCCCATCCTAGGTTAGAGCTTTTTTGAGGGCCAGTAGCCACCAAAGAAAACTCATCGGCTGTGATTCCAGCTTGTAATGTACCAATACCGATTCCAGGAGCGCAGCTACCTGCGTTCATTCCAGAACTTGCACCTTCTACACTAGCGTCAGCTACAGCAGGGTTGTTTAGAGCGAATGCTAAATTTTCAGCAGTCATAATAATCTCCGTTAGAGTTAGTAAAAAAGGGGGTTTTTACGCCCCCCAAGCTACTAGAACTTATACACCATTGGCGTCAAAGCGGCCTTGGAACTGACGACCACTACAAGTTAAGTTACCAGCCCAAGCCATGATTTGCACTTCTGCATCTTGGTTTGTTGAGTAACGACGGTTAGGACTTAATGGAACCATGTTGCGACGAGCGTGTGGACGCCAGTGCATATAGTCAGTGTTTAGGAAGTAAGCAGTACCACCACCAACACCACCTGCAACACCGTCTGTCTGCGTTGGCCAATCAGCTGAAGGTAAGCGAGTTGTTGGGTGGCCAGCATACAAGCCGCCATCCAATACAACATCAGCGTCCATGTACTTGATTGTTACAAAACCTGCGTCAGCTTCGTTAGTGTTGCTGAAGCGTTGCTGGGCTTGTAAGCTATCTACGTAGATGCCCCAGATGTTGTTGTCAACAATGATTAAGTCAGTACGGTCATTACCACGAACCAAGCTAGACCACAAAGTATTCCACAAGCCTTGGATAGTATCTTTAGTTACCGCAGCGGAAGTGTTGTCACTTACAGCATTCTGCCAGAAAGTGTACGCTGCGCCATCAATACCACCGTAGCTGTTTGTTGGATCAACAGGAACTGCTGCATTAAGACCAGTAACTTCGTTACCGCCTGCGCCAGTACCGTCTGAGTACAAACCAGTAGTTAAAAGGTTAGACATAGATGATTCAGCAACTTTTAAGCGAGCTTCCATCAAATCGATGATTGCTTCTTTGCCGCTGTTTTGCAACATTTCTAAACCAGACATTACAACTGGAACTGCTGCTTGTTTAATATCAAACTCAGCTGCACTGATTACATTACTTACGCCAACTGGCAATAAGTCGTAGCCTGAGTACCAGCCGACATTTTTGTTTTCCGCGAAAGAAAGTTCTTGAAGAATCTTGTAACCACCAGAAAATGTTTTAACATTTCCTTTCTGGTTTAAGCGGCGTAATAAAGCGTTATTTGCTGTGACGTTATCTGCCACTTTAGCGGAACGGTTTGCAATAGTTGTTGCAAGCATTCCCGAATAATTGGGGTTAGCGAAAGCCATGAGGACTTCTCCTAAAAAGTTAAAGTTAAGTTACGGTTTTTGTTTGACCTGCTACCGAAGGCTGGGGTCTGGTGTTACATATAGTCTGCTACCGAAGGCTGAGACTTTAACGATCTAGGTGGGTTGTATTCTGCTACCGAAGGCTGGGAATACCCTAGTTCTCAGGCACATTACCAAAGAACTAGGGACAATGCAAGGGTTTATCCCATTCCAGATTCCCAAGCGTCCATAATGTCACTGCGTAAGTCTTGACCAGATGTTTCTCTTACAGGTGCTCTGGTATTGACACTACTTACAGAACTACTTGCGTTTCTCTTTTGTGTCAATGATTGAGCCGTTTGACGCTTATTCAAAACACCAGAAATTTGCGGGTTTATGGCAACTGCTTTGTCGTAAGCATCCTGCAAGCTGATTTTTTGGCCACGCTTAGTTGCTAGGTCAAACATATCTGCCATGTCTTGTTTAACATCTGCAAAAAACTCATTAGCTGGGTCTGCTGCAAATTGCTGGATATTTTGCTGCGTAACTTGTTGGGTTTTTTGCTGCTGCTGTTGTTGAAATTGAGTAACACCATTCATCAACTGGTTTACTGGTGCCATTCTTTCTTCTATCATTCTTTCAATGTCGGGGTTGCTACCTTGTTCAGGTGCTGCCATCTGTTCTCCAGTTATTGTAGAAGCTATTGCAGAATCTAAAGTGTTTAGATCTACACCATAATGACCTACTAAACTGGCCATGGCCTGAGCCTTTTGCTGCGGGCTACCCATGCGTAGCACAGACACAGTATTTACTATGCCCTCTAAGGCCTCCATTGGGTTGCCAGCGCCTTCTGCAGCCAATACTTGTTGGTAGCTACCTACAAATTTGTTTACAGTGTCAGCAGTCCTTCTGGCTTCAGCAGTGCCTTGCATAGCTGTGGCTATTTCTTGCTCACGCTTTATAATTTGCTGCTTAACCTTTTCAGGGGTAGCGCCCCACTCTTCACGGGCTTCTGGGCTAAATCCCATAGGAGCCTTAGTCTGGTCTTCCCCCGCTGGAGATTCAGCGGCAATCGGAGTAGCCTCCTCTTTCTCCTTGGGGGAAGTTTCAACTGGTTTTTCTTCCTCTTTTTCTTCTTTGTTAGCGAAAAAGTCACCTGCTAACTCAGGTACTTCCTCTGTATCTATATCTTCAAACTCACTTTCCAGCAAGTCACGGATACTGCCTTCTTCTTCAATTTCTTCTACTACTTCATTTTCTTCTGACATCAGGAATATTCCTCTAGTATGCGGTGGATTGATTCTTTTCGTTCTTGGGTGGCGGCATGGCCCTCACCTAACCTAGCGTCTTCTCGCGCTAGTTCTTTCTTTCTGTAGTACTCAGGACTATAGTCACTAGACTGAGTAATACCATGGTCTTTCATGTGCCTGCGTAACTTACCTCTGTCATCTATGAGAGAACCATCTACTGGGGAAGTGAATGACTCAAAATCCCCCTGAGCAAAAAAGTGCCGCTCTGTAGTTGGCCTTACGTACTCATGCCTTGGAATTAACTTACCCGTAATTGGGTGCTGTATCCAGCTAGTACAATTTCTATCTGTTCTACTCACTTTCTGAGTCCCCCCGTTTAGCGGCGTTGATTTCTTGAATTTTAAGGGCTGTTTGAACCCCCAACTTCTCTATTTCAGCCATTACCGCTGCAACTTGCTGCTGGGCATTGATTTCACTGGTAACTTGCTCAGTTTCCATCTCAACCTGTGCTTTAGTAACGATTTGCTGAATGTCGGCCTGCATATCTGCAGATATCTTAGCTAGGTCAGCTTCCACGGCTGCCTGTGTTGTCATCATATCTCTTTGTGTCTCAGACTGAATCTCCACCTGCTTGTTCTGGGACTTCATTTGCTCTAGCTGCATTGCGCTTTGAGCTTTAAACTGCTCTAATTCCATTGCGGCTACAACCTTCTGCGTTTCCATCTCAAGTTTTTGCTGATCTGGGTCTGGCTGAGGATTCTGCTGATCTTCTGCCTGCTTTTGCTCGGCTTGCATAATAGCTTTATCCAACACACCTTCAATATCTTTACTGCCTTTAAATCCAGCAAGACCCCACTGCAACATCTGCAATAAGAATGGTGTAGATTCTGGCTGTGCTTCCATCATTGGGGCAGACATCTGCAAGTATTTTGACATTGTATCTAAGAATTGCGTTCTTTCTGCCTGCTTTTGTGAAAAGTCAACCATGGCTACAGATTCTGGTTTAATCTCTATCCTTAACTTAGACGCATCCCAGTCTTTTAGCATCATCAACCCTTCCATAATCATTTCGGGGTCTTCGTTCATTGACTCAACATTGGCCAACTGCGCCATTCGCTCAAGCTCAAAGTGTTTACAAATCAACTCACCTTTAATTTGCATTAAGTCGGTTACGAACTTAGCAAACTGGTCTTGCATAGCTTGAACTCGTATGCTTCCGAACTTAGCCTTCATTTGCGACTGGCCTACACCTTCATACTGGCCACTTAATTCGCCTCGCATAATGTCACTCATGCCAGTTACTTGCTGTAGCAGGCCAATCGTCTCATCACGAACTTCTCTAAGGCGGCCAAGTGTCTCAACAACGTCTCTGATTGGAAACCAGTCAATAACACCCTGTAAACCACCTTTTTCACTAAGCATTGCCCATTTTTCTACAGGTATTAGGTCATTATCCATACCTTCTTCGAACATACGGCCAACTTCATCACTACCTGCGTCATAAACACCGACTACCTTGACAGCTTGGGTAATTACACTAATTCTTGTCTGTAACTCGTCAATTTCATTGTACAAGTCCTGCGCCATGTGGAAGTCACTTCGCGGCAGGTACAGTGTTGTGGTGCAGTTGGCTAAAAGGAAAGGTGCGCATGGGAAGAACCCAGAAAGACCTAGAAAGTCTTCTTTTGTTTCTAAAACTTTAGAATACCCTTTTGTATACCAAACAACCTGCTTTTTAGTCCTGTCCCAAATCTCCCAAATCTCTGCTACTTGCCACGGGCCATCATCACCATCTATTTCTATGTCTTCTTGCGGGTCAGTAGCTGTTTGCTTCTTATACTCCAATGCCTTGGCTACGTCTTCGCCCCAACGCTCCATTACTTCGTCTTTTTTCATGTAGCTACGGAAGCCAATCCAAGGAATGTCTTTAAATGTACGGCTCCAACCCCAGCAAACGTCTTGCCAGTGAACATACTCTACTGGTGCGGCCTCATCTTTGACATACTCCATACCCATTTCATCTTCGCAGACTTCGCAGTTGTATCGTACTTTGCTACACCCTAATCCTGGGATAAGTCTATCTTGTAAATCTGCTCTTAGTACAGTGTCGTACTCTTCACCATTGCACTGGATGTCATTGGTGAGAATACGCTCTAAAATGTTGGCCGCTACGCGTCCAACATCGTCTTTGGGGTCATTATTTGCCCTCATGACAGTAACGCTAGGAAGGTTGCTGTACATCAAAGACTGCAAGGTGGTTATGTTGCTGTGGAAAAGGTTCAGGCGAAAGATATTACTTGAAAAATTGTCATCCTCTCTGCGCACATTACCGCCAAGGAATCGTTGTACAACTTCTGTACCTTGTCTATGGAATGAGTTTAGCATCTTCTTAGAGGCTGTAAGCTCTTCATTCCAGTATTTATACTGTCCAGCAGGGGTTGGTTTAAATTCTTCTCTACTGTCTATGCTACCGCCTGTTTCAGACATTTTAAATCCTCGATTTTTGGAATCTACGCTTGTTTCCGCGCTCGTTCTCTTTAAATAACTGGTTTAGGGTGAATTTTTGGGGTTTTAACAGTGGCTCAGGGTCTTTGGTACTCTCATCTTCGCATTCTACCCTGTCTTGCACTACTAAAGCAAGGTAACGGAACGCATCAGAGCCATTACTTGACCAATCGTGTAAGGGTGCGTCACTAAAAGACTTAGTTAGCTCATTAAAGCGTCTTCGGTATGCCCTTAGCGCCTCGACACCCTCGTAACACTTGTCGCTGTTGATATAAACACTGGGGAGAACCTTACGGGCGGCATCTATACCATGTTGGCGGCTTAATCTTGGCACAACCATCACTGGTAAGTCCTCGTCTAACATCTGCTCCACAGTAGACCGTCCCGTCTGCAGAGTTTTAGCTACTGCGTCATGTGGTAACCATATCTTGTCAAACAAGTAACCCTTACTTCTCAGCATATCTATATAGTGTTGCAGGGCTTGCCCTTGGTTCTCGTAATAGTCAATTACTTGGGGCCGCTTGCCAACAGGCTCTTGCCAAAACCACCAAGCGCAACTATCACTGTAACCTAAGTCGCAAGCTACCTGAACTGGTAGGCTAGGATCATAACGGGCTACGGTAGGTGATATCACACCGCTCTTTTCTAAGTTCTCTACTATTGCACTGTAGTATGTACCCTTGACCGCAGCCAAAAAGTCACACTCCATTTCCTGCTCATACTCTTCGTCAGCCATCTGAGCTTTCATTTCTGTAAGCTCAGACTGGTTTATAAGTCCAGACTCACTAGCCTTTAAAGTTAGGCTGTACCATCCTGGATCACTTTCTGCCCTTACTGATATATCGTAAAAGTGGTTCTTGCCCTTGGGTGTGCCGATAAAGATAGCCCAGCCCTTACGGTCAACCAAAGTGGGGAGTACAACCTGACCCCACAAACTAGGTCGGCTATCGCCAAACTCATCTAGTACTGCGCCGTCTAGGTAAAGTCCCCGCAAAGCATCTGGGTTATCCGCACCGTACAATGTAATCCAGCTACCATTGAAAAGCTCAACCCGCAGCTCAGATTCGCGAATCTTTACAATAGCATCACCAGCAAACTCTTTTAAGTACACCCACGCAACATCCTTAGCCTGCCGATAGAACGGAGCTATGTAAGCGTAGCGGGCATTCTTCTTGTTTGTGTAACTGGCTCTGGCTATCATCTCGTTTATGGTAGCTACTGTCTTGCCACCACGCCGATGCACTACCAAGCAAGCCCAGCGCTCTTTTCTGTTATGCAGAGGTAAGAACTGCTCTCTAGGTTTATAAGCTAATTGTATCTCACTCATCTAGGGGACTCTTCGGTAGGATGTGCTTAATGACTATGTCTGTACTTTCGCCTAGACTGCTGGTGCTCTGGCTTGGTAGCAACTTAGCATACAGCTTAAAGAACTCCTTTGGATTCTCGTCTGCCCAAAGTGCCAGCCTAGGAGTACCGCCAATAAGGTGGAAGGCATTGTCGAAGGCTTGGACTATCTGTGCTCTGTTGAAGCCAGCACCACGGGGGATTGTAATGCTAGTGGCCTTGCGCTCTGCAAGCTGGGACATTGTTTGCTCCCAGTCTGTTATCTGTACTACTTGCTCTTGCTGCACAACTTCTTGGGCTTCGTACTCGTCAGCTGAGATATACTCCGCAGGCACGTCCACCAAATAATCTGGTTTGTCACTCATTGGCTACCTTCTGTTCTAGTGGGTGTGGCTTGTATAGTTTAAACCACTGCTCTACGCCAGCTTGTTTGTTGTTCATCTGGTCTTTACTTGTACCGCTACGACCTAGCATTCTGTCGTAGGCTACCATTCTATCTACCCATACTACCAGCACTAACGGAGTAAAGCCATAGAGCTTGGCTTGTTTAATCCAATAAGACTTCTGTTTCTTGGTGGGGGCGCAAGCTGTAAGTACGCAATCTTGGTTTACGTACTTTTGGTAGTCACGCTCGGTGCCTAGGTCTTTGTCGCAAAGGTGGTGGTTTGGGTACTTGGTTCTGGCAGTTGTGGACTTCCCACTTCCAGGACTACCCGACAGTATAACTAACTGAGGCATTAAGCCCTCCGTGCATACATAGTGATTTTAAATGGCATAATTTAAGAATGTGATGAGAGACACTATGGCGGATTTTATTTTAAAAAGCAAAATATTTTTTTGCCCCCCCTTTTTGGTAATAATACCACTTGCACACCTACCATATGTGTGCTACGTATGCAACACTGTATGGGTATACAGTGTTGCATGTTGGCATGGTTTATGCTGTAAGTTGCGCCGCAGTTGGTGCAATAACGGCCATATTTTTAGGCGCTACAACTAACGGTTGCTTGCCCATTTTTAGCGCGTAGTTTGCAAATTGTGGGTTGTTAAATTGCGTAGCCATAAACTGTTTAAGGTTGCCAAGTGTAACCGCTTTGGTGCCATTGGCCGTTAGCGTTTTAACAGCAGCCATTAAGCGGGCATTGTGGCCAGCAGCAGCAACATATGTTGTTTTTGTGTTGTATGTAATGTTTGTATTATTAGTTAAAGTAGCCATGTTATATATACCTATTTTTTTAGTTTATTTGGCTAAAACCCTTTGCCTTAGCCATGTATACATAATAACAGCATTAGCCATGTATGCAACCCCAACTCTATACCGTTTTGTTATAAGCCTTATGCTTATAAAGT